CTCGAGGAACGTCAGGGTAATGTCCTCGCCCCAGATGACCTCGACCGTGCTCAACTCCCGTTTGCGGGTGCTGATGGCGTTGGCGGCGCTAGGCGCGGTGAACTCGGTGGCCTTGCGGAGTTTGCGGGTGCCTACCAGCAGCTCCTCGATGAGCGCCGAGGGCGCGTTCATGCGCCGGACGTTCGCGAGCTTGAGGGTGACGGTCTGGTCAACGAGATAGTCCACGAACTGGTCGGCCTGCTCGGGGTTGAGGCGGCCCGCGTTGGCGATGACGCTAGAGTCAATAGCGCGCTGGAGGCGCGGGCTCTCGCGGAGCAGCTCCGGGGAGTTGGCGGCGGCGCGGGCCAGCAGGTAGGTGTCCACGTCCACCTCGCGGGCCTGCTCAGGTTTGCCTACGACCCCGGCCCCGCGCAGCCGCGCCTGCTCCTCCAGCTCGGCGATGCGGGCCTCCAGGTCACGGACCTCGGTGGCGTCAGGCGCGGCCCCCGCCTTACGCAGGGTTTCCAGCTCGGTGCGAATCTCGGCGATGGCCCCGGTGACGGGCTCCAGGGCGCGTTCCAGCTCGTTTAGGATTTCAGGCTGTTTATCCATGTTGGTTCCCTCCTACGGTGTCTAGTTTCCTGCGGATGTAGTCCCGCACCAGCAGCCGCTCGGCGATGGAGCGCACGGCCTCTACCACGTCACGCTGCGCGGCGTCTGCACCGGTAGGTGGAGCGCTAGCGGCGGGCTCGGCGAACATGCGGTCCAACTCCTCGGCGGTGTAGGAGCGGAACTCGGGCGGTTCTCGGTCAAACTGGCGGTAGTGGCTCGCCAGGTGGTCGTACACCTTGCGGCGGTCGGTGTCGGGGATGTCCACGCCCCCTCGCGCGCCTAGGAGCGCGGCCATTGCAGCGCGGACACCGTTCCAGACCACGGCCCCGTCAGAGGGTCGGTGGTGTGGGAGTTTTAGGTCGCCGAACCGCTCGGGCGGCATACTGGCGGCCCAGGCGTAATGCCCGGCGATGCGCCGTTTTTGCGCGTCGCTCAGCTCGTCCCACGGCTGGTCGGTGAAATCGCTGAGTGTTGGTTTTTTCCAATCCTCACCCTCCGGGGCAGTTTTCCGGCTCACGTCGCGCGGCACCACGCCGCGCACCTCTAGCTCGGCGGCGCGGGCCATAGACCTCACCAGCGCCAGGGCGTTAGGGTTGCTGGGCAGCGGCACGAGGCTTATTTCGGCCAGCTCGGACTCGTCGTAGACGATGACCTCCTCACTCCAACTCTGACCGTCCACCTCCCGCGTGATGGTTTCGGTGTGCCAGCGCTTCGGCCAGAACGAGATGCTGACGCCGTTCAGGAACCCGGCTTTGACCATCCGATACGCCTGGTCCGCGCGGGGGTTGATGTCGGCGTCCGCGAACTCCACTACTACGTCCAGGGCCTCTGGGGAGCGATGGATTTCCACGACGCGCCCTAGGACGTTCTCCAGCTCCGGCGGGCCGCCGAACCCCCCGGTGCTGTCGTGGCCCCAGAGGAACACGGGATTTTTTTCGAAGCGGCTGGTATCAATCCCCTCGGGTTTGATAATCGTGCCATAGCTGTCAACGTCGGGCGTGTTGGCCCTAAACGTGATACGCCGCCCCTCACCCGCTCGCACCTCGGCGGCGGAGCGGATGGTTAGGGTCTGCTGCTCACTCGTGCTCATTAGTAGTCCCTCCCCCGTAGTGTACTACGTCATACATCACCGTGCAGCGGCAGTTGATGGTTTCGCCCGCCGGCCCGTTAGGGTCGCCGGGGAACATCAGGTACGCGCCGCCTACCTCAAACGGCTCATGCAGGTCGCGGAGCTGCCCGTGGGCGGCGGCGTGCGTAGGGCGTGTCCGCTCGTCCATGACCGCGACCCAGCGGCGTTTGACCTCCATGCCCCAGCGCCTGGCCGCCTCCTGCACGTGCTCGCGCTGTCCCCAGTTGATGGCGCGGGCGGTTTCCGTGCGGGCAATGGTTTTAGCCCGCGCGCCCTTGAACTGGTCGTAGAGGATGCGCAGCGCCTCGGCGGTTTTGTCCTGACCCCAGCCCTCGCTGATGGCCGCCGCGATGACCTCCCTAATGCCCTCGCGCGTAGTGTCTAGGATGCCACGCACCAGGGCCGCCACGTAGCGCTCGGCGTACTCCACGGCCTGCGGGTTGTACAACTCCCAGGTGACGCTAGTCCCCTCGGCCTGCTCATCGAGCACGCGCTCCGCTAGCTCCCAGCCACGCTCCATCCCCTCGACCCATGCCTCTAGCAGTTTCTCGGTCCAGTCCTCGGTGCTCTCCTCTAGTAACTCGTCATACCAGTCACGGGTTTGGAGCCCGGAGCGCTGGGCTATTACGCGGCGGGCGGCGGCGATGACCCGTTTGGCCTCCGCCGTAAATAGGCGTCGCACGTTGGCCCTCAGTTTGCGCTCCAGCGGCTCCTGGGCGGCCACGAACTCTAGCTCAGTCAGGCGCAACCGCTGGGCCATGCCGGAGCGCGTCTGGCTAGGCGTTCGGGCCTGCGCTACCGGCTCCTTGTTGGTAGACACCAGGTACACGTCCCCGTCCAGCGCAGGCTCTAGCCCTAGGCGCTGGCGGTACTCGTTGCGGGTGATGGCCCCTAGCGAGAGGCCGGTTGTGTACCAGCGCAGCTCTAGCTCGGGGTCGCCGCGCTCGGGGTTCTCGAACTCGAGCACGTAGCGCGAGCGGCGGTCCATGACGCGCGGCAGCACGTGCGTAGTGACGGCCTCAGCAATGCGGCGCAGCCGGGGATGCAGGGCGTTGGCCCGATAGGTAGCATCGTTAGCCTCGGCGTTAGCCCGGTTAACGTCATCTACGAGGCCGAGTTTGGACGCGGGCACGCCATAGATGCCCAGTATCATGTCGCGGTTAAACCGGCCCAGCTCCAAAAACTTGATGTCGGAAATCGGGATGGCAATCGGCTGATACGTGGCCCCGTTGGTGAGCACGGCCACGCCATCGCGACGCCGATAGTAGCGCTCTATCCAGCGCTCCCTGATGGCCTCTATCTGGTCCTCGCGCAGGTCCAGGTTAGTGCTCAGGATGCCAGTGGGGACACCAGCATCGTTGCGGAGCATGGTAGCGCCGTAGGCCCGGAGGTAGAGGTCGAAATGCTGGGCAACGCCGAACGCCTCGACGGGGCTAGCCCCACGCCAGGGGCTAGCCGGGTGGGGGTAGCGGAACCAGACTACATCCTGGGCGGGTAGCTCGCGCACCTGCCCCCAACCCGGCACCTGCACGCGCCAGGCCACTAGGCCCTCATCGCTAACCACGGGCTCCGTGACCCAATGCGGCGCGAGCGACTGGATACCTATCACGCGGCCCCGTTGGTCGGTCACTAAGTGCCAGAACGCCTCACCCGCCAGGTCGAGGTGGAGCTGCGTCAGCTCTAGCAGGTCGCCCCAGGCCATGATGGAGTTAGGCCGTTTGAGCACCTGCGGCATCTCTACCTCGACGCGGTTATCGCCACCGCGCGACGGTAGCCGGTACAGGTGCACCGGCTGAGCACGCACGTCGCGGGCCAGCAGGCTAGCGGCGGCGTAGACCCAGCCCGCGTAGGCCCCTAGTTGCTCGGGTTTGGTATCGATAGGTTTGACGTCCGGCTGGGCCAGGTCGCCGATGAGCAGGCTCACCGGTCCAGCACCCGGCCTAGGTAGTGGCAGCGGGCTCGCGCGTTTGGCGAGCGCCCGTAGAGCGTCAGTCAGCTTCATATGTGTATGTTCACCCCCACCGGCGGGTCGTAGATGGCTAGGGCTAGCGCATCGGCGAGGTCTGGTGAGCGCCCGAGCCTCTCCCGTATTTTATCTTTTTCCTCGATTTTTAGCAGCCCGCGAGCCGAAAACGTGTACGTTGCAGACACTAGCTCCGCCTCTAGCTCCGGCATAGGCGGTATAGCCCCGCCCGCCTCGAGCCAGTCACGCACCGCGAACCAGAGCTGCGCCCGCAGGTTGGCGTAACCCTCAGCGGTAGCGTGCTCGGCCACGTTGACCCCACGCGCCTCGAGGGTACGGTCGCGGGCTAGGATGTCCAGCACGCCCGCGCCTACGCCGATGGTGTCAACGGCTACTACCGGCACCTCATCGGCCACGCGCAGCTCAGCGGCCAGCCGTTTGACGCGCCCGGCCACCTCCACGGTGTCCAGGCTACGCAGCACCACGGGCTCCAGGGCGCGCAGGCCACGGCGGGGGAATAGTACCGTCCGGTCGCTGCCGTAGCGGGCCACGTCCACGCCGATGTGCAGCAGACCCTCGGCGGGTGTGGTGTACCAGCGCTCGCTGGCAGCCGTGACTAGGGCCAGGCCGATGACCGCGTTCTCGGCCTGGCCGGGGAACTCGCCCATCACGCGGGCCTGGTACACCGGGTTCTCAGGCCCGCCCCAGTACCCCCGCGCCCACTCGACCCACTCGCGGGTAGCCAGGCCGGGGATGCAGGGCTCCACGGCGGTAACGCACGGGCTGCTGGTGCTAGGTATGTGCAGGGTAGCCCAGGTGTCACGCGAACGGTGAAATGCCTCGTAGAACGTGCCCGTAGTCTGGGTAGGGTTGCCGATTAGTAGGATGCGCCCGCCGCCGGCCAGGTTGCCGAACAGCGCCTCATAGAGGTGCTCGGGGTAGCCAGCGGCCTCGTCTACGATGATGAGCAGGTTAGGGGAGCTGATGCCGCTGATGCGCTCACTCTCGTCGGTGGTCAGCCCTATGACCTCGCGCCCGCCGCTCAGCCGGTAGCCGGTCCTATGGTCTAGCGCCATCTGGCCGCCTAGCGGGACACGCGCGGTACGGTGCAGGCGACGCACCTCGCGCCAGAGGATGTTTTTGACCTGATGGTCTGACGGGGCCGTGAGCAGTACGCGGGCCTGCGGGCGCGTGTGTGACCACCAGAGCGCGAGCACGCTCGCGACCGTGCTCTTACCGACCTTGTGACCGGACCTCACCGCTACGCGCGGGTTACCGGCTAGCGCCGCCGCCACCTCACGCTGGCGCGACCAGAGGTTGACGCCTAGGACGTTGGCCGCGAATAGCGCCGGGTCAGATGCCAGCACCTCCAACGCGCGGCGCGCGTCTACCGTAGGCATGGCCTACCCCTCACCCTCCCCGGCTTGCTCGACCGTGACCTCTAGCACCGGCGCGAGCAGGGCGTCTAGGGTGTCGCGGGCAACCGAGTGCTCGATAGGCGTAGGCGCGTCAAGCCCTAGGTAGCGGGCACGCCGCTCCATGATTTTGAGGGCTGAGTTAATGGCCTTTTCATCGCCCCGCTTGGCGCGGGGGTAGACGCCGAGAAACATCTCGTCGAGGCGCTCCAGCTCCAGCTTGAGGGTCCGCTTGGCATACTCGTCGGTGCCGTGGTCTAGCCGGTCCAGAGCCCGGTGGACTGCCTTATGTGCGGCAGTTTTCGACACCCCCAGCGCCTCGGCTATCGCGCGGAACGACGCGCCCGCTTTCCTGAGCTGGAGTGCCTTGTACTCCAGCTCGCGCCCCCTAATGCGGCTAGGTGTGCTGCGGCTCGGTTTAATCGCCACGTTCACCTCCTATAGCGTCCACCGCTCGCCGCTTAATGGTTTCCCTAACTATTCTAGGCACGGCCCGTTCCCAGTCTATCCGGTGATGCACCCTCCGGTTCACCGGCCCCAGCTCCTGCGCCCTCACGGCATCCGGCCTACGTAGGATGGAGTAGGCCGTTTTGACCCACGTCCCCTTGTCGAGGTAGTCCACGGTCATGCCACCTGGGTTTTGCTGCGTCCTGAGCTGGTAGACGTACATCATTGGGTGTGTCATGTGCAGCGTCCCCAGCCCGGCCAGGTAGGTATAGGCGTTCACGTCCTCGTTTATCCGGCCCGGAAACTGGTAGGGCCGGTCGAGCCTATGGAAGAAGACGTTCATCGCCTTGCGGTAAATATTCGGTCGGACGTAGAGAGGCTGTCCGACGACGCGCCCGATGAAATCGCCGGTCTGAGCCATCGCCAGGGACACCACGCGCTCTGGCATGGCGTCCAGGGCGTTGAAGTAGGCGGCGAACACGCGGTCCAGGTTAGGCAGGTTACTAGAGTCGAAATGGGCGGCGCGGCCCTGGGGGTCATAGTTAAACGCCATGTACTGGTAGTCATCATCTAGCTCAACGTAGTGAGTGAGCCCCAGGCCCTCCGCTAGGACACGGGCTCCGTTGCGGGCGAACACGACGGCGGCGGAGCCTGGCAGGTTGTCCCCAACGTCGAATGTCCGGCGGATGTCCGCCTTGGAAAACACCAGCACCTGCTCACCATACCTGTCCTGGTACTCACCCAGCGTAGGGTCCATGTCGTCCACCACCAGGTACACCGGCCCCGTGTATCCCTGACGCTCCAGCATCTGGAGCGTGTACTGTCTATCTGGCCTCCGGTGCGTGAGGATTAGCACAGCCGCTCTACGCATCCCCCATCACCCGCTCATACTCCTCGGCCAGGGCGTCACTCAGCCGCGCGAACCCCAGCTCTATGGCCTGGTCGTAGTCCACGATGACCAGCGCCAGCCGCTCCATCAACTCCTGCACCTCTGGGGAGGCGTGAGCGTAATACTCAGCAATGCGGTCGTAGCGGAACGCGGTGAATCGGCGGGCGGCGAGCATCAAAAACGCTCGCACGTCATCAGGCAGGTCCGCCTCCATGATGGCGTCCTCTAGCTCGCTGGTTTTCGATGTGTCGTACAGCTCAGCAACTGGCGGAGGCTCGCTCTCCTGGGGCTCGTAGATGAGCCCGTCGAGCTTGCCGGTGTAGTATTCAGGGTCAGGGTCATGGACGGCCTCCAGCTCCTCACCGGCCAGCGTGCTGATGACCTCCGCCAGCGGACCGTCCTCTATCTGCACGTCCTCTAGGAGCCGCGCCAGCACCTCATCATCGGCCTCGGCCAGGGCCGCTAGCGGGTCTAGTGTAGCCAGCGCCAGCCGCTCCTCACTCTCCTCTAGGTCCACGTAGAGCACGGGCACGCGCTCACCACGCTCACGCGCCAGCTCTACGCGCAGGTGGCCGTCAATCAGGCGGCCCGTGCGCCGGTTGACGATGACCTGCTGCACCCAGCCCAGCCTCTCCAGCGCCTCACGCACGGCGGCCTGCTGGGTGCTAGGGTGACGCCTCCAGTTCAGCGGGTTAGGGGTCAGCTCGCCAGGGTCCACCTCACCCGTGCCCACGATGCGGTTTTTCCAGTCCGCCATAGCTCTATTCTACCGCAATAAGTAAGCCCCCGGCGCTAGCCGGGGGCTTCTACGTCTAGGGGTTAGCTATTCTCGGCTCGTAGCAGGCTGAGGGCCGCGTAAAACTCATCGAGGGTAGAGTAGTCGCTAGGGTCTATGTCCTCTAGCCAGAGAGCAGCGGGGTAGGTGATGAGCATCCGCTGGAGAGTAGCCTCAGCCACCATCATCTCGCGCTTAGTCATTTGCCACCTCCTACCCTCATTATAGCATATCTATGCTACTACGTCTACTCATCGCCTGCGAGCTGAGCCTCTAGCGCGGCGTAGACCTCACCGGCTATACTACCCGCCGCCTCCCGGAGAGCCATCAGCACCTCGTGCCTCACCCGACCACCCGGCTCATCGGCGGCGATGGCGTCCACCGCATCGCGGTAGAGCCGCGCCTGTAACTCCTCTAGGTCGGCCAGCTCCAGGGCTAGGTCTACGGCATCCGCCTCGGCGAGCGCGGTACGCAGTCTGCTGATAGTCCCCTCAGTTATGCCCGGCGTCATCAGTCACCTCATCCTCTAACCCTAGCGCAATCCGTAGCGCCTGCTCCTCGCTATCCGAGAGGCAGGTCAGCATCTCGGCGCTCGCGGCTCCCACAGCCCTCATCACGTGCTCGGCTATGCCAACCGACCTGCCGTAGTGCAGGCCATGCCAGGCATCGGCGGCGTGGAGCGCGGCCACGAACTCCGCGAGGGTCATGCCCTGGCCCTCCGGGTCTAGGAGGGCCAGGGCTAGGGCGGCGGCCAGGCGGCGGTCACTCATCACGAGGAGCCTCCGGGCACCAGTAGGGCCAGCGCTGCTCATCGGCCTCGCTCCAGCGGTTCCGGCGGGCATCCCACCAGACCACCGGCACCCAGCCGGGGTGGTAGGGCTCGCCGTTAGGGTCGCGGATGACCGCGCCCTGGTGCAGCCGGAGTTTTTCCGGCCCATGTACGCTCGCCTGGAGTACGGGCAATCCGCCGGCGCAGGCGGGGCCTACACGTTTGGCCGAGTACCACTCGAGCATCCAGCCCCCGGCGCGGGGGTAGGCCACTAGCACGGGCTCGCGCCCGCCGAGGTTGCTAACCCACCAGCTACCATCCGTTGGTAGCCAGAGGTAGTTGAGCACCTGCTCCTCGCTAGGGTAGCCTGCCTGCCAGTTTGTCATTTTCAGGTACAGAGTAATCGGCACGTTCATCTACTACCTCCTTCCGTTTCCCAGCCTCGGATGGCCTGCGTGACCATCCGCTCTACCTGCTCACGCTCCTCGGCCTGTAAATCAGCCGCCATCACGAGCTGGCCGGTGGCCCGCCATTTCCGGGCCACGATGACCTCGCGGCCCCGTATGGTGTGTAGCCAGCCCCTAAATAGGGCGTAAAGCGGGCCGTAGGTCACGCGGCCAGTTAGCCGGTATAGCCCGTCGGCTACCTCAATCAGGTCGCCTACTCGCCTCACGGTCACCATTCTCGCGCCTCCTCTCTATGCCTCTCCTGGTACTCCCGGTCTGCGCAACCGCACAGGTCCAGCAGCGCCCGCCGGTCATTAGGGTCGCTACTAGCTGCCAGGCTCAGGGCACGGGCGGCCTGGCCGTCGTAGTACCCGTCCTCGAACACGACCCCCGACCCGCCGCAGAGCCCGCAGGTCCAGCCGCCCTCGGGGGCTATGCCCTCACCCCCGCAGCACGGGCAGGTCCGGCTCTCGTACACCCAGCGGTCCTGCTCACCTGAGCGGTAGGGCCATTTAGCTAGCACGATAGGGGCGGCCATCAGGCCACCCCCTTGCTGGTCGGGTAGATGTCCACGTAGCGCTGGTCGGTCGCTTTGGCGTGGAACGTGAACCCGTCCTGCGTGCGCCATTCCCAGCCGTGCGCCTGGTACAGTTTCTGGAGCCAGAACGCATACTCGATGATGCTAGGGAACCGCTTAGTGATGATGTGCGATTTGCGCGCCCGCCAGTCGTAGATTTTAACCATCGCCGTCATTTGCTGCCCCCTTTCACGCTTCCATTATAGCATTGTCATGCTATAATGTCCAACCCGCCTCCGCCGCCAGCTCGCGCACGCTAGTCCATCCCACCAGGCGCGTAGGACGCACCAGCACCTCATTCCGCGCATCACTCTGGGGTCGATCCACTACCTCGCCCTCGAAAATCGCCACGTCCAGGTCATCGTTAGAGCCGTCGTAGTAGGTGAGCAGGTCCACCGGGCGCTCAAACGCGCTGTAGACCCCAGGCAACTGGCGCTCATAGAGCGCGCCAGCCTCGTCAAAATCCCAGCGCCAAGAGCTGGCCTCGGCCAAAAACTCGGCCTCACTAACGCGCCCGCTGTGCATCCGGTAAAAAAGTGTCCGCATATCCGCCTCCTCTCTCCCTCATTATAGCACTATATATCTACTTATGCCAGGGCGCGGCGGCGGTGCTCGCGGCGGGCCAGGAGCTGGGCGGTATGGTCACGTGCAGGGCGTAGTGCGTCGGGGGAGGCGGGATAGGCGCGGTCCACGGCTGGCGCATGTACCAGGGGGAGCAATGATTAACTAGCGGCGCTGCCGGGTCATAGGCGCATGGGTGCTCGAGCACGGCCCTAGGGTAGGCGAGGCCGAACCGCTGCCAGCCGTCCACGTGTCCCAGTTCATAGTGGTCTACCCAACGCTGCCAGCCAGGGGGCTTGCCTGGGGCGGTCACTATCACGGTCCCGCCGAGAGTAATGGCGTCGAAGTGGGGCGGGTATAGGTATAGGTCCATAATGACCACGGGCGTGACGCCTAGCGTCACGCCCTGGTCAGTTATAACGGCCCCGGCCTGGAACCCCCAGCCGGTAGGCTGGCCGCCGATTAGCAGCGCTATGGCTGCTGCCGCTGCGGTCAGCCAGCCTACGGGGTCAATCATCTATGGCCTCCTCACCAGCCGCGTCAACTACTACAACGCCCAGCGCCGCCAGGCGCTCGATGAGAGCGTCGCTGGCGACCTGGGCGACGCTTGGTAGCGGGTATACCCGACTTAGATACACCCTAGTACCGGTCTGGGTATTAGTCGCGGCTACGCGGTAGCCTACCGGCTGCTCACCGCGCTCGACGTCCACGACCTGGATTAGGTCACCGGGGGCGGGGTAGTAGTACCCGCCGTTGTTAGTCCTGATTAGCACCATTGCTAACCTCCTCACAGTACCTGGCGCAGAACAGCTCCGCCTCGGGAGCGCGGTAGGGGTCACCCTCCTCTATGGCGTCACTAGCCGCCTCACGGTAATCGCGGGCGCTGGGGTAGCCTAGCGCCTCGGCTATGTCGCTAGCTATGGCGGCAGCAGCGCGGGCTCCGCCCAGCCGGGCCACGCGCTGGTCTACCCCCTCGACCTCCAGCGCCTCCTCTAGCTCCATCTGCACGTCGAGGGCCGCAAAATAGGCGGCGCGGGTCAATGCCCAGCACGCGCGAGCGGCGGGGTCACTCGGTCCCGGCGGGCCGCCGTGGGGGCAAATGCCCTGACGCAATGCTCTAGCGGCGTCCCGCGCTATGCCCGCCATATGCTCTATCTCGCCGGGCGGGAGGGCCGAGAGGCCCAGCTCCTCGTCTACGCGCGTGAGGCGCCGGTACACCTGAGCCAGCAATGCGGCGGCGTTAGTAGGCCAGGCCATCACTCCACCTCCTCTCCGGGCCACCTAACCAGGTGGTTAGGCTCACTCACCCACCTCAACGCAACGGCCCGCAGAGCGCTAGGCGGTCCCTGGTATACCCGCCAGAGCCCGCGCTCCATCCGCTCCGTGTCCGTCAGCTCCAGAACATCTGCGCGCCCGGCGTAAAGGTCATCAAGCACCGCCTGGAGGGGAATGCCCTCCAAGGCGTCGGGGTCACTATAGTCCTCTACTAGGCCCAGGCGCTCTAGCACCGTGAGGACGCGGGCCGCATTAACGCAGGTGCTAGGGGTAATCTGCTCACGTATCCGGTCTAGCATCCGCATCCTGTCTGTCACTACCATCACGCTCATCTACTACCTCCTCTCTAGACGTGGAGGGGACTAAAACCCCTCCACGTCTACGTGCATCACCTGGTAGGCTACCTGGTCTACCAGTTTGTTGAGGGCCTCGCGAGCGAACCGCCCCAACGGAGCCCGCTCGTCTATGTTGTAGCGGAGGGCCGTTAGGATGGTCCAGGCCGCGCGTAGCGCGTCACCATCAGATACCCCCACAGGGCGCTCCGGCCTACGCACCATGTCCACGGCCTCTGGAGCCAGGGGGTCAGCGCCCGGCTCGTACAGGTTCCAGCTCTGGGCGTTGGCCGCAATGATGGCCTGCGTGAGTAGGCGCGGGGCTAGAGGACTGTACTCCACCCAGTAGCGGCGCTCATCACCAACGTTAGTACTGTAGACGCGCGGCTTAATCCCCAGGCGCTCCAGCACGCGCATCTCGTCGGGGGTGACGCTCACGTGAGTCGTCCCGAGCGCCTGCTCGAGCGCAACCTGCACGGCCCAATGAATGTTGTTGACGCGGGCCTGGTCAGTTGCGTAGTTAATCACGCTCATACTGCCTCCTTTCACCCCCAGTATAGCATATCTATGCTACATTGTCCACTCGCCGGCCTCGCCTCCCCGCTAGATACCTAGCGGCGATGTCGCTAGCTATCATCGCTACCCGGCCACCCCCGCGTGACTGGTAGTAGACCGGGTAGCCGTGGTAGCGGCACCAGTACGTAACGGCGTTACGTGTCACACCAGCTAGACGGGCTACGCGCTGGACTGGGACCGCGCCTGCTGGCGCGATGTCCATGACCTCGTTGACATCCGCCCTCCTAACCGCCGCCTGATGCATGATGCGGCGGATTGGTTTCCCGCGACGGCGTAGCCTACGTACTAACGCGGAGCGGCTGAGGCCAATCTGCGCAGCTATCTCCCTAGCCCAGACCCAACCAGGCGGCAGCCCCCCAGCGTTGGCATCGCGGGCCTGGTACGTATGCACGTAGATGGTATGGCGGTAGCGGTAGCAGTCAACGCGCCCGGTGAGGCATTGTTTGCGCAGGAGATTAGGCGACACGCCTAGCGCGGGCGCTAGCTCCTGTAGCGGGGTGTAGCCGGGGCGCGGGCAGCCGCGTGGGATACCGCCGCCAGCCAAAAACCTCTCCGCCGCGTTAGGGGTGATGAGTAGCCGGTTACCTCTCTGAATGTAGGCCATGCCCTTGCGCTCATGCCGCCGGAGATGGTAGAGGACGGCATGGCGGCTAGTGCAGGCTAGCTCCGCTAACTCGGTAACCGTGTACCAGCCATCCAGGTTAATCCGCGCCATTACTGCACCTCCATGAGTGGCTGACTGCCGGGCAGCGGCACTAACCGCCGGTCCTCTATCTCATCAGCCGTAGCGTAGAGCGGCCAGGAGCCGGAGCGCCAGAGCGAGGCCAGGCGGTCTAACGCCTGGCCCTTACTCAGCTCGCGGGTCATGTAGCTATCTACCAGCTCCGGCGGGAACGTGGGGGTGGTGATAGCGCGGGCGCTCATGCCCAGCACGCTCTCGACCTCGACCCTAACCCCTATACCGTCCTCGGCGCGCGCTAGCGCCTCGGCGTCCACCCAGCCATCCACCGTGGCCCGGAGCGCGCCGGTATCCACGTGTACCCTGACCGGTATCCTACTCATCTACGACCTCCTCGTCCCAGAGGCGGAGCTGGTAGACGCGCCGGCCCGCATGTCCCTCCCAGGCCCTATCCAGGCCGTCTATCACGTCCGCGAGCGAGCGGATGCGGCTGATGAGCGACGCCCTGTAGCGCCGGTACTCCTCATCGCTCTGAGCCACCCTGTAGATGGTGTGCTCGCCGCGCCTAGTGACTACTACGGGCAACCAGCCCCGGAGCCTCACCTCGGTGATAGCCGCTCTAGCCATGCGGTCATCGCCGAATAGCGCCGGGAATGACCAGCGTGGTATGCCATCCTCACCAGCCGCGAGCAGCAGCGCTCGCGCCCTCTCCACTAACTGCTCAGGTACTCTCATCTCGCGCCTCCTCTCCTATCCGTACATCTGCACTAGCAGGCTCACCGCCAGCACCACGGCTAGAGCAACCACCCGGTACGCCTCACGGCGGTTGGCCTGCATCTGCATCCAGGCGGCATGGTAGGCGTCACTCGCCCATTGCGCGTAGACGCGCTCGGCCCCGCCCGCCAGTATGTCCGCGTGGTCGCGGGTCATGTCGTTAGGCCGTACATGGTCATAGGCGTACCGGGGGTATGCCAGATAGCCCAGAGCCGTTAGGAGCCCTAGCGTTAGGGCTGCATAGTCCCAGCGGCTAATGCGCACGGGGACCGCTAGTAGCTCCAGCAGCGCCCAGGTCAGGACTATAGCCGCGCCCCTATGCCATAGGGACACTAGCCCCTCGAGTGCGCGGGCGTGAAACTCCGCCGCGCGCCGGTACTCTGCATATACCGCCTCAGTCTGTCGTGTCCTGCTCATCACGTTGCCTCCTCTCCGCCGCCATCGCGTCGGCTATCGCGCCCAGAGCCACCCTGACGCGGCGGAGCGCCTCGGTGAGGTTACTCCGCGCAATGTCTACGTGCTGGGGATGGGCGGCGCGTAGCCGGTCGAGGATGTCCAGAGCATCCTGCGCGTTGGCCTCGGCCAGCATGACGTGCGACTCGGCTCGTAGCAGGCTCATAGCAGCTCCTCGACTATGACCAGGTAGGCCCCGCCGGTGACCGGCTCCATTTTTTTCGCAGCCTTCTCGACCACCTGGCTGTCGTCTTTGATGACCCCAGCGGCCTCGAGTGCGTCGAAAATGGCCTTCTCGCGGTTATCCAGGTCATAGCGGCGGCGGTCCGGCGGGAATGCCTGGAGCTGCACGCGCACGGGGCCGGTTATAGGCAGCCGTCCCCAGCCATCGCTAGCTACGCTGACCAGCCAGCCCACGGAGCGCCGGAACGCGCGGGCGTGAGGGAGTAGGTAGCGGCCACCGCCGCGCCGGTTGCCGTAGTAGTCGTTGATGCTAGGCGGCCAGGGCATGTAGACCATCAACCGCCTCCCGATTTTTGGTTTCCGTTTCGCCATCATTCTCCCCTCCTAGAGTTTCTGGGCCGTAGCCCGCCTAGCGAGCACTCCTGCTATAGCCGAGATTATGCGCTCACTAGAGCGCCGCCGCTCGCGCACCGCTTGGATAGCCTGATTGATGCGGTTTTTTCGCGCCGCGCCGGTGAGCCCCTCAGCGTCGAGCTTGTCGCGGAGCACCTGCATCATGGCCGGCACCGTGTCCTGGTACTCCGGACTCTGATGCCGCCAGGCGAGCTGCCAGACGACGCTCTCGATGCAGCAGTCCTCTGGCGGCGTCACGGCGCTAATGCCGTCTATCTCGACGTGCCGCTCCGCCCCGCACCAGGGGCAGCCGCCGAAATCCACGTGCTCTAGCCTGTCCTGTACCTGCTCGCTCATCATCACACCTCCATTAGCATCGCCAAAAACTGCTCCGGCGGGATAGCCGGCTGTCCATGTGCTACGCGGGCGTGCTGCTCTACACGCGCCCGCTCTAGTTGTTTGGCGATGTAGGCGAACGGATTGTTAATCATCGGGTTGGCCTCGATTTTATCGAGCGCCTGCTCGATGGTGGTCACGAACGGCCCCGGCCCCAGCTCCTGGAGCCTAGGGTGTAGCTGGTGAGCCACCCAGCGCATCATGGCCTCACGGCTATCGCGCCTATTTAGCCTGACGTGCAGGCCGTTGAGCCTAGGCACTAGCCCTGGGTCGTGGGCGCGTAATGCGCCCAGCACCTCCTGCTCTCGTTTTTTTGTTTTGACCCACATCTCCTTCTGACTCACCAGGCGGCTCGCCTGTGTACTAAGGGGTGAGTAAGTAGTAGTAGGAGATGTTTTTGTAGGCTCTTTATTTGTTACTTCTTTATTTGTAGCTGCGGTTTCCCCGTACTGCGGGTTTGCCGTAGTACTAGGTTCCCGTAGCTCGGCGGGTTGCTCCTCATCCAGCTCTACGCCCGCGGCCTCTAGTGTATCTGGGTCTATCGGGCTGTCGCTGATGTACCAGTCGTGGCCCGCTAGTTTTCCGTTCTCGTCGCGGGCTGGAGCCGTGACCACGTAGCGCCTCTCTCGCAGCTCAGCCAGCGCCGCTCTAGTAGCATCACGCCCCTCGCGGCTCTGCTCGACAATCCACGTGAGGTTGAACCGCCAGTTATCAGGCAGGCTCAGTAGGAGCGCCAGTAGCCCCTTCGCGCGGAGCGAGAGGGTCTGGTCACGGAGTACGTCATTCGCTATACTCGTATAGGGGCTGGGCATTTTTCGCAATCGCATCAGTTACCTCCGGTCATGGTAGAATGTAGTTGCGCTCGTCTAGCGCCTCCTTTCACCCACCACCTCCCCACTCACCGGGGAGGTGGTGAGCTTATATCCCTATTCGTCTACCGGTTCCGCTGACTCTAGCCACGTCACGTAGTCTACCATCAGCGCCTCGGCGTCGCTAGGAGGCGCGGAGCCCGTGGCTACCACGGCGGCCACGTACTCGGGCAGGCGCGGCAGTTTGCTCTGGTCAGCATCGCCGGCGGCCATAGCCAGAGCCGTTAGGTACTCCCAGGCCCGCTTGAGCTGGTCGGTGGTCAGCTCACTAGGGCTCTGGATGTCTGCCTCTAGCACGATGTTGAGTAGCTGCCTGTTGACCTCGCGGTCTACCAACCCCAGGGCCTCGAACAACGCGCCTACTGCACGTGCGAGCGTAGCGCGGTCGTTAGCCGGTTGCGCGGGCGTCGGCGCGGCCTGCTCACCACCACCCTCTTCGCGCGACTCCAGGGCCTCGTCTATCTCCTCACTAGAGGCGGGCTCGGCGGTCACCACCTCGGCCTCTACGCGGACTGGCGGCGTAGCGTCAAAATCCTGTACCTCCTCCGGCGTGTAGATGCCGGTCGCCACCGCCGGGTACGCGATACGCACGCCCTCACTAACCACGCGGGCGGTGAGCATCTGGCGCGGGTACTGCCGCCAGCTCCGGCGGTTAGCCAGCCCCGCCCGCTGCGCGTCCTCTAGTGTCCAGCGGACGCGCACGGGCTCGACCAGGCCGGGGTGGTAGAACTCAGCCTCGACCGCCCTAGGCGTCCGCTCTATCCACCGCACCCGGCCACCGGCCCGCTGGAAACGCGCGAGCATGGCGTCCGCGCGGAGGCTAGGGTAGGTCCGGTTGTTCCGCTCGTCGTGGATAATATGGTACTCCTGCGCGGCCTTCATCGGGTGCTGCCCGTCGGCCTGCGCCTGGAGCATCAGGACGAGCGCCTGCTCTGGGGTCTGAAACGACGTGAGGCCGCTCGCGACCATAGCCTCAGCGACCTCACGCATCTCGGCCAGCGACATGACTGGCCCCTGCTGCACTATTTCAGTACGGCTCATCTAGTACCTCCTCTACGTACACTCCCACTCGCGGACTAGCAGGCAGACTATATCCTGCTCGTCCATGTCTAGCCCCGCTGCGTGTAGACCATGCGCCAGGCGGCGGATGGTGCGTAGGCTAGGACAATGCCGGCCTAGCTCCATCCGGCCTATGTAGTACAGCGATACGCCGGCTATGGCCTCCAGCTCTGGCTGGGATAGCCCGAGCTGCTTACGGAGCCGCCTCAGTATGTGGTTGCTGGGCGTTTCGGCCACGTCTATCACCTCCTCTCAGTAGCATTATACCCCGCGATGTCATATAATGCTAGCGAGAGGAGGCAGCAGATGAGCAAACCGATAGACCCTGAACTGATAGAGCTAGGTAACGAGGCTATCCAGGTGTTGCTGGACCTGCCTAACACGGCCGCCATGCTGCGGCGGGAGGCCGATAACCTAGTTAGGGCATACGGGATGGCGGTAGACACGCTAGAGGCGGCGCTGCGTGGCGCGGGCGTCGAGCCGCCGGTGTTCCAGCCGCTGCCAGGGTCACACCCCTGCGCGGTGTTGTCACACCTAGCAGCTCACACCCAGCGGCTACGCGAGTTGTGGAAGGAGGTTACCGATGGTAGTGAGGCATGAGGACGGGTTCTACGTTCTCGGACCCGGCGACGACGTGCGCATCGCCGGCGGTGATGGCCTCTGGAGGTTGGTAGTTGTAACCGCCGGCGGTCGTGAGGTTGTGCTGGCGCGGGCTATGGCGCGGGAGGTTATCCAGGCGGCATACGAGCGGCTGCTGGCGGCGGCTGGTAACTACTGGCCGGTGGTCAGCCTGCGCCAGTATACGGACCTACGGGAGGTGGAATGATGGCTGGAGTTTTGGCGGCGTTAATAGCGGCGGCGTTAGGAGTGGTAGCGGTCCTGGGCTCAGCCTGGGTAGTGGGGCTAGGGATGCAGGCAATGCACCTAGGCCCCGTACCCACCTGGGCCTATGGTGTGGTGTACCTGCTGGCCGTGGGTATGAGCATCACCATGCTCGCGCTCTCGGCCTGGGCGGAGGCTACTCATGGTAGGGAGTGAGCTATTTTGGTTGCTGGCGGCGGGCGCGGTGAGTGAGTACCTGCTGGCCTTATTGCTGCTGCTAGCGCTGCGCCTGCTCTGGGGCTCTAGCTGGCGCTGGTGGGTAGTTGTCGGTGCGGTGCATCTAGCGCTAGCGCTCGCTATCTGGGCGAGTTGGAGGCTGGCGGCGTGGAGCGCGGCGGAGATGCAGGCGGCGGAGCTGTACCTGCACTAGACATAGTAGGCATAATGTGCTATACTGAGCCTGTAGCCAGGCGGCTACTGAAAGGAGGAGCGAAATGAGCGAGCGGATGAGTAATGAGAAAATGCCCTGGGTGCCTAACATCTACCCGGCGGACGTAAAACCGGTGGTAGACAGCCTAACTGAGGACATCATGCCAGGCCCCGCGCTAATGTTCGGTGGGTCCATCCCGGTGATTGCGAGCACTAAGAGCCCGCTACAGGTCCAACTCATGGAGGCCATGCGCGACTACCATGAGTCGCGCAATGAGGAGCGGCCTCACTACACGGCGGTGCTGGTGGGGCCGCATGATGGCCGCTACTGGGTGGTGACGGTGAACATCGCGGGCGCGCTAGGCATGTACCTGCTCAGCCGGGGTGAACCCTCTCAGGTCATGCGAGATTACGCCGAGCTAGCCTACACCCTGCAATGGACGCCGCTCGATGAGGAGGCGGTGCATGAGGTCGAGGCGTGGATTGACCGCTGCGACCATGTGACCGCCGGGGCCGCCTACCAGGATGCCCCGAGCTGGCTGAGGCCACACCTCTGGGCGGCCATCAGTAATAACACGCTGATGGCTAGCGACGGTAGCGCCGTGAGTCAGATGGTGTTGCTGGGGCTGCACCCTGACCACGCGGAGGAGCTGGCGCAACTCCTAGCGGCGATGCATGACACCATCGAGGAGGTCAAGAAGGGGGGTGATAACGGAAACGGCTCAGATGGTGACGAAGGCGAGCCTATACAGGCGTAGCTACCCTACATGCTAGTTAGGCCGGGACATGCGTCCTGGCCTAACTATTTGAAATACGCGCCGACGATGGCGGTCAGCAATAGTAGCAGCAGCGCTGAGCTAATACCCCAGGTGATTTTGAGCGTCGCCTGCAACGCGCCTAAATCCTTGCCTATCTCGGCCAGGTCGTCGGCAATGCGGTCTAGGCGCTTAAATGCCCGCTCGTAATACTCCATCTTGGCCTCCAATGCCGCGAGGCGCTCCTCTATCTCGCTCACCATGCCACCCCACCTGATAGCGCGAAACGAAAACCGGCGGTAGGGGATAGCGGACGCGCTACCTCTACCGCGAGCCAGAATGTGCCGGTGTCATACACCACGGCGGTGTAGGGCGTGACGGTCCAGGATGGTCCACGCAGGTCCACCCCGGCGTCCACCTCTAGCGGGCCTACGTAGGCGAGCACCTGCTCGGCGTAGGCCCGGATGGAGAACGGGCCGAACTCTACACGCGCCCCAGCTCGGCCACTCGCTAGCGCGTGGCTAGCGAGTGCGAGAGTGAGCGCGCAGGCCCAGAGGACGGTCCGCAACCGCGCGACCATAGACTGCTCCCAGTAGACCGAGGGCCTGGAGCCAATGCCGCACCTCCGGCGGGATGTCCGGTAGGCTGGGGACCGCTAGGCGCACGGCGTCCCAGAACGTCACCAGCGCCGTCACGAGCAGCGACCAGAATGTTTTTGACATGTACCAGGGTTTCCGTTCCATTTGTCACCTCCTGACCATTTTCCCGCCTCCGGGAAAATGGTTATTGAGCCTCATCTATAGAGTATCACGGGGGTCTAGACCCCCGTGAAATGCAGGTGCAGTAGCACTAGCGCTACACCTACGCCTATGAACCAGAGCCAGTAACGCAGCGGGTCACGGTGCCAGGCGCGGTTAATCTCCCAACTAAGCGGGGTCCGGTAGCGCCCTAACGCAGCATCCGCAACGCCTAGCGCGGCTAGGACTACCGCTAACCGCCAGGCGGCGGCCCAACCTAGCATTAGCCAGGTCCAGGCGGTAAGCGCTACGCCTAGCAAGATGGCCGCTAGCGGAGTAGCAAACCAGCGCCTCACCGCCTACCTCCTCCCGCCAGGAACACCTGCCAGGCTAGGCGGAGTCGTCCTAGTAGGTTAGGACGGTCTAGCAACCGCCAGGTGACGTAGAGCTTGACGCCCGCCGTGTCCGTTTCAGCTAGGCTCACGGCTACCGGCTCCACCTCCGCGCCATTAAGGTACAGGCGGTCAATCATTAGGCGTTGCGGCCCGTCTAGTAGCCCATAGCGCCGCGCGATGTCTAGCACCTGGTCTTTGTAGGCGGGGTCGGTCGCCCAGCCAGGCTCACGCCCTGGACGCGCCAAGAGCCCGTTCAGGAACCCCTCCGCGTCACCGCGTATAGCCGCCTCCCGCGCGTCGCGGAACCAGGGACGGGTAGCAATGATGTCCCCGTAGTCACGGATACACTCCGTCCACGTACCATAGGCGCGGAAGGCGGCGGGTACGGTGTGCCAGCCGCGCTCAGGGTCGAACTCACGGGTAGGCAACGTGTAGGTAGGTCCATCCCAAGACTTACCCGCCTTGACGCCGAAAAGGTTGTTTGCCTCTCGTGCTAGCTCACTTTGCCCCCAGCGGCTCTCTAGAGCGGCCTGGGCCGCTGCGATGCTGGGCACGATAGGCACGCGGTAACGGTCCCGCGCCTCCGTAGCGGCGCGGAGGGCGGCGGTGAGGATGGCGCGTTTGGTCATGGTTAGAAGTCCACCACAATAGCGCGGAGGAAACCATAGCCGTTGAGCGCTTTTATCGTGTCACTATGTCCTGACACATTGCCTATCGAGATACCATATGTCCGCGTCGCAGCGCTGCTGATTTTTTGCGCTCCAACTAGAGGTACGCTCTGGTAATTCGCCAAGTAAGCACCACTCGCTTTTCCAAAAATGCTCCAACTGTTGCCGCCGTCATCAGAGTATGCTAGCTGTGAGAGCGCCCAATAATCACCATTAGTATCTAGGTTGAGCATGGCGTCGAGCAACACCACGGAGCCAGAGGATAGAGTGAGCTGTATACGGGGTGTTGGCATGATGTAGCCACCGATAACCGTAGTAGTAGTATAGACCTTGGATTGGAGCGCGTATGCAACGTCTAACACGCGGCGCGGCTGGGCGAGTTTGCCGTCGGCGTCAAGGGTGGCTACGCCGTCTGCCGCCCCCTCATAGGCTAGGCGACTAATCACGTGGCCGTTGGCGTCGAGTATTGCCGGGCCATGTGCGGCGTTGCCGGTGGCCCGGTAGCTAGCGCCGCTTTTGACCACTACTATTTTTGCACCGGCAGCATCCGCATCACTTAGTTCGTTTTCTACCCAGGGTCCAAACTCAGGCATCAGTTACCTCCTCCAAACGCGCGTAGGCCGTACAGGCGCTCGCCGGAGTCATCTAATAGAGGCTGACCGGCATCAGTAGACAACGGCGTGGCCCGCTGGGTGAGCCCCGAGCGGAGCCAGGATAGGGTCATAGTGATAGACGTAGGGCCGCGCCATGTCTGGGTGACCTCGGTTAGGCCACGTACCGGTATACGTAGGTGGCAGTTGGTAGAGATGACCCTGATGGAGCGCGTGGCTCGCGCATGGTCGCGCAGAGTGTCCACCTGCGCATCTAGCGCAGTCGCCACGTCATCTAGGTCGGATGTCGCTAGACGGACCTCTAGCGACAAGGGGATAGGTAGGTTAACCCGGTCCCCGTGCATAATCCAGTCTGTAGCGTCCACGGCCCTGGCCGCTCCAGCGCGGACTGCACCAGCGATTAGGCCACGGGCGGCCAGGACGTCCACGCTGGTCAGCACGGCAGCATTACCGTCGAGCAGCTCTACCTTAACCGCCATACCCGCATCCTATCACGCTCTCACGTCCTCAGCCTGGCTAGGCAGCAGCTCTAGTCGCAGCACTCCGCGAGCCGTATCCCAGGCGCTAGGCGTGTACTCGTAGCGCGCCCAGCCATGCGCGTAGTACGTCAGGGTGCCGCCGGACGCGGCGGTGTACTCCAGCCGCGAGTCGCCGCTAGTGATGTCCAGGATGTCCTCTACGTAGGCTACGGCGGAGCAGAGGTCGGCCTCATCTACGAGCAGGTAGACCACTAGCGGCTCAGGTTGGCGTAGCGTATCCCCCACCAGCCGGCTACCGGCTGGTGTAGGTTGCGCGGTGTTGGCGTAGCGCTCCGGCCAGCGCGGGATGCGCTGCACGGCCACATCTAGGCTAGTGCTATCGTTGGCGATTACCCAACTCACGCTTGCCTCCGCTCACTAGCCGCGCTGAGCAACGCGCTATCATGCACGCGCTGGTCACGTATCTGCACCATCCTAGCTGCCTCGCCTAGAGTGTCCCCGCCGAACACTATCCGGCTCCAGGCCCCACTCGCGATGGTGTACCGGTTCTGTATCTCGCTCACCCGGAACGTCCGGTCCTCACCCGCTAGGTCCGTAACGGTTACCTCCCAGACGCCGGTGTTCTGGAGCTGTTGCTGTACGTAGGCACCAGGGTACTGGGAGGGGAGCTGCACGAACCGTTTGGCGTAGCGGTCGAGCTTAGCCGGAGAGTAGTAGTATGGCTCGACCGAGTACACCTTGAGCGTGGTGTTCGCCGGGACATCGTAAAACGTAATGCCGATTTTTGTTCGGCGCGTCAGCGCATTATCAGCTTGTGGAGGCCACGGGTGAGCAATCCATGCAGAGCGTTTTTTGCCTACGTCGCCGAGGTCTAACACTAGAGAGCTACCGATGAGGTCGGAGTCGGTAACTATCTCATGCACTATGTACATTGTTGCCCGAGTACCCGCGCTGTCGAATAGCACGCGGCCCCAGTACATCACCGGCTCATCTGCGTTATATGTGTGAGTCACCCAAACGGTCTGGCTAGAGGATTGACTAGATGACGTGTATGACGCATATGTGCCGTCATCGCCGTCGCTAACGTTACTGAGGTTTTGCCAGCTCGACGAACTCGCGTAGGCCGTACCACTACCGCGAGCTAAAAAATCCAGTTGTGTAGGAAGCGTAAGCACCCGCGTGCTCTTATAGCGGTCAGCGCTGGTCCTGTACGAATATATAACTGGCCGGCGGCCAGCCGGGCCAGGTTCACCGTAGTCCCAGCGGACATCAGGCGGTTGGGGCCTACCTAGCAGATACAACTCCACACGGTCATAGGTTTCGGTGGAGTCCTCGGCCCGCCATTCTAGTCCGGGGTCATCAGAGCTAATAGTTAAGGTGCTGCCCGTCGGGTCTTTGAAAACGATGTAGCCATCGAGCGTGAGCCACCAGGCGCGGGTGTGCTGGCAGGCGCGGGTTAGGTCGTCGAACACCTGGCTAGCGGGTAGGCCCTGGTAGTTTTCCATCGCGAGCGTCGAGCCATCCTGCTCGGTGTCCCCGACCTCGAACCACGTCCCAGCATAGGCAAGTGCATCCGCTAGGTTGTAAAACCAGTTGGCGGGGTCGGCCTCAGTGATGTCTAGACTCTCAGCAACGTCCTGCTGCACTAGCAGCTCTAGGCCAACGGCCACGTACTCACGGACGTTAGTGTCCTGCGGGCTCCAGGTTTGCACTAGCACGCCCCGGAACTGGCGGTCGCCGCCCACGTCTAACTCTACTAGGGCGCGGGGTGGGAGGTCGGTCATGCTAGGCACGGCCCGAAACCGGAGCTGTTTGCTAGCTCCAGTAGCCGCGAGGGTCCACTCGAACCCGTCTACTATCCCGCCAGGTGACGTGTCCGTGTAGGTGCTATCGGGTGTGTTACTACCAGGGTGGTAGATGGCTAGTTTCCAGCGGTCACTCATGGTAGGACGCTCCCACGCAAGTGCTCACCTAGATGGTCGTTGACTTGGACCCGGACGCCGTTGCGGGCGAACCGGTCCACGGCGTCACCGAACCGATGGACGTAATCGCCGAACTGGTCTACCCAGTTAGGAGCCGCCAGGATAGGCCCTGTGGGTACGTTGTAGGTCATGGCGTTAGGGTTGTAGGTAGCGTTAGGGGGTGTTGTAGGTGAGGAGTTAGTCGGCTGCTGGCTACCTACTCCATACTGACTCAGGGCGTCCCTCCACATCGCCGCGTATTTAGCGATGGTGTCCTCAACTAGGGGTAGGCGTTTAGCTATCTCACGGGCATATTTGTCTGCCGACGCAAAATCGCCGGCGGCCAACGCCTCGTTCAGTTTGTCGAGCCATTGCCCGAGCAACCCCTTGAACACCGCGCCTTGTAGGAGGGCGTCAGCGATGCCCGCAATGATAGCGTCACGGATGCCCTCTCTGAGTTTCTGTTTCCAGTCCTTCTCGCCGCGCAGCGCCGCAATGATGCCGCCGCGCAGCGCGCCTGCTACGGCGCTATCTAGCGTCTGCGCGATATGCTTCGCGGTTTTATCGACCTCGACGCTGATGTCCTTCCAGACGAAGAACAAGAACTGGTGGGTGTGCTCGACGACGCGGGCGAATGCGTTGGCGGAGAGCAACGCCAGGCCCTCGCCGAGTTTACGCATTTCCTTCTCCGCCCGCTCACGCATGTACCGCCAGTAGGCGGGGGTCATTTTGGCGAACTGCTCGTTTATCCACCGGACGGTGCTGATAAACAGTTTGCCGAGCGCTACTATTAGTCGCCCTAGACCGGGCACGGCGGCGTCTACTAACGCACCTATGCCGTTGAGGATAGCGTCCTGTAGCGACCCTAGTACGTCCTGTATTCTCCCGCCCTCGATAGCCTGGCGCATCCCGTTAGCGAGCGCCACGGCTAGGTCATAGCCGATTTTTCGCATCTGCTCGCGGGCCTGTTTCCATCGCCGCATGAACGCCTCGGTCCCCACGGTAGCGTCGTTGAGCCAGCGGACTAGCGGCACGCCTACTATGCGCTCCAGCTCCTCACGGGCGTTTTGGAGCGCGGGTAGCAGGCGGGTTTTGACGGTGAACCCTAGGTTGCCCGACTGGATACCGGCGAGGCGCATGGAGAGCGCGAAATCACGGTACATGCGAGCGGTCCTATCAGCCTGCTCACGCGCCCTGGCCTGGGCATACGCGCTCTCGTCCAGCTCGGCGGCGTAGCCCTGGACGTACTGAGCCAGGTCGCGCAGCCAGCGGGCCTGCTCTTGCTGGTGCTGCTGGTACTCGCGGAGGCTAATGCCCAGGTTGCCATAGGCCCGGCCTGCCACCAGTAGCGTATCTGCCAGGGTTCGCAGCATCCTCGCATCCCGGCGGGTTTCCTCGCGGTTGCGCGCGGCGGCGTATGTGGCCTCGTCCAGCTCGGCGGCGTAGCCCTGGACGTACTGAGCCAGGTCGGACCAATCGGCCAGCAGGTTGCGCGGCGTACCGCCGACCTCACGCGGGTTAGGCTCGCTAGGTGGCCTGATAGGGTAGGGCGGCGTACCTACCGGGGCATGACCGGGTCGCTCGCGCCCGTAGTAGCCGGCGGTGTTAGGTAGGCGCTGGAGGCGGGTGAGGATTTTGTCGAGGTTGGCCGCCAGCTCCTCGCTCCATGTCACGGCCTGCTGGCCGCTGTCGTTGAGGCCATTTAGGGCCTCGCGCGCGGCGTTCGTAGCGCCTGGGAATGCGTTTTTAAGCTGCGCGCCCAGGTCGCCGAGGGCGTCCTGGATGTCGTTGATGGCGAGGGATATATCCTCAGCAGCTCTACCATGTACCGCCGTAGCGAGGTCGCCGAACCCCTCCGCCATCAGGTCGGTAATCTCGCGCGTGCGGCCCGCTACGTCGCCTAGCTCAGTCTTGATACGGCTCCCGGCATCTCGGAACACGTCAGCCGCCCGGCTCCAGTAGCGCCTCCATGCAGCTAGTGGGTTGGCGGCGCTAGCCAGGTCGCCAGCGGTTTTGAAATCGCCTCGCACGAACGCGCCTAGGGCGCGGGCTAGGTTAGCAACGGCATCCCCCGCTGCTCGGAACGGAGCTATCAGGGCGTACCCTAGGCCCTTGAGGAGGCGCGGGAACTGGCGCAGGGTTGCCCAGAGGACGTCGAACTGGAGTAGCAGCCCCTTAGCGGCGGCCACGCCTACGCGCCAGAGCCCGCGTAGCCCTGTAGCCAGGATTTTGACGACGCTAACCACGTCGCCTACCGTGACGCCCAGCTTATGCATGACCAGCGCTACGCCCATGCCTAGGGCCATCCAGGGCGATAACTCGCCGAGCATGACGGCGATGGCGCGGGCGAACGAGATGGAGAACGTTACGATGGCCGGGGTGAGCGCCCCGGCTATCGCGCCTGCTAGCAGCATGATGGCGCGGCGGTGCTGCGTCAGTAGCCGGTCTATGCCGCCGTTAGCTAGCATGTCACGTAGGCGGCCTAGCCAGGCGATTAGGTTGTGTAGGCCGGCGGGAACGTGGAACGTTTTCTCTACCCACTCGCCGATGACCGCGAACACCTCCTCTAGGTTGTCGCGGACGTTGGACCAGAGGATGACTATGTTGTCGGCGTTGCGCTCCATCGCCCCGCCGAACCGGTCATTGAGCCCCTGGGCGAGGGCGGCTATAGCGGTATCGGCGCTGATGGCACCCCGCTCGACCATCTCCATCGCCGTAGGTATGTCCACGCCTAGTTTTTGGGCGAGCGCGTCCCAGGCCGGTATCCCCGCCTCGGCTAGTTGCAGCATCTCCTCGGAGGCCAACTTGCCCTTGGATTTTATTTGCGCGAGCGCGTTGACGACGCGCTCCAGGGTTTCCTCACCCCCGCCAACGGCAGCCACGGCGTCGCCTAGGGTGCGGATTAGTGGGATGGTCTGGCGGGTGGAGTAGCCTACCGCTAGGAGGCGCTGGCTCAGTTTTGCGACGCCCTCGAACGAGAACGAGGTCTGGGCGGCGAGGCGGCGGAGCGACTCAAAAAACCGGTCTGCCTCATCGGCGTCACCAACGAGCGTGCGAAATGCGTTGCGCAGGACGTGGAACCTATCGGCCACTAGCACGGAGTGAACCGCTAGGCCGCCTATAGAGGCTGCTACGCCAGATAGCGCTCCGGCTACCGCCGTAGATGCGGGCACGGCCTCCGTGAGGGAGGCGGTCACGGCCATGATGCCGGACCTAGCACGCATCCCGTGCTTGTCCATACCGCCCAGCTCCTGGCCTAGGTGATGTAGCGCCTGGCTCGCTAGGTCACGGAGCTTGACGACGATTTCGAGTTCCTCGCGCGTTATCGCCACGGGCTACCCCCTCTAGCCTCCATCCGCGCCCGCTGCTCCGCCTTCTGGCGCTCCAGCGCCTCCCACGCCGTGCCCTCCTGATGGACCGCTAGGACGAACGCGAACTCACCCAGCGGCAGGCGTAGCAGGGTCGCCGGGTCCGTCCCGTAGTCCCGCGCTATCACGTGCAGCGCCCGCATCCAGGCCCGGAAACCCGTCGCGCGTCTGCGCGACCTCCTCCGGGCGTATCTCGCCGCTAATCTCGTGCAGCCTGCGCTCTAGCGCGCGCAGCGTGTCCTCACCGTAGGCGTCTATGATGGCGCGCCGGAACGCGGTCACGGGCACGCCCTCCCCCTCGGCGTCATCGAAACGCAGCCGCAGCGGTTTGACCTCGCCGGCCTCTTCCACGGCGGTTATACCGTAGACCAGGTACGCCGCGTTCAGTTTTGCGTTCAACTCCGCGAGCTGTAGCACGTCCAGCCCCGCTTTGCGGAGCGCCGCCGCCGCCACCTGCTCGGCGTCGGGGCGTTTAGGGTCCAGCTCGTCGCGCATGGTCAGAAACGCCTCGATGGTCTGCGGACGCACGCCTAGGCGCGGTATGACGCTGTAGGCCGGGACCGGGCGCAGGTGTAGCAGCACGCCCGGCTCCAGCTCGTAGGTGTAGAGGGTACGGGTAGTTTGTTCCAACCGCTCCAAAAATGCCACGCTCATGCCTCCTCTAGTAGCTCGCGGTGTCGTTCACCAACTCGATTTCGATGAACTTACCATCGGCGGTGCTGTACTCCGCCTGCAACGTAGCGGTGGCGGTCAGACGTCCGGCACCGCTCAGGGGGTCGCCGTGCTCTGCTACCACGGCCCGGTACATGGTCACGGTCAGTTTGTCGGTGCCCGAGGTCCAGATGAACTCGTACTTGTCGCCATTGTCGTTTACGAAGTCGTTGTAGATGGCGGCGTCATCGAACTCGAGCGTGAGCTGCGCGGTTGCCGATACCTGGCCGTTCTGCTCGACCGCCAGGAGGTCTGCGGACCCTAGCCCGGTCACCGCCGCCAGGTTGTTGTTCAGCTCGATGGTCAGCTCCTCTACGCGGAGCCCCAGGTCAGAGCCGCCCTTCTTCACGGCCAGGTCGCGGAATGCGAACACGGTGCTGCT